AATAGTTACTTTCCACTCTTGATATTCTACCTTCTTTCTTTTATCAGGCATATCAATAAACATTTCTTCTATACGATCTACTAGATCAACTACATTAGGCATTAACTTGTTTTTTATTTGTTATAATCTCTTGACATGTTTCAAGTACATCTTTCCAATAAGATACGTGATTTGTTTCTATAGTGTCTTCTAATAAACTATTAACAACCTCAATACAATTCTCCCCATATCTTTCTACTAAAAAGTCTGCTCTTTCTTTTATAGTCATAAAATTTATCTTACTGATCCTACACTTAACTTACCTTCTTCGATTATTAGATATTGTCCTGAAGTTTCCATAGTGTCTATGAAGTAGTATCTACCACCTGTAAACTTATCGCTTTCGTCCAAATTTAATCTACGCATTTGAGTATGGCCTACAATTTGAATGTAGTCTTTCTTTAATCCTTTATTATGTTTCTTATTTGCAGACATTAATGATCTAGGCCTAATCCAAATTGGTGTTTGCGTTGTATTATCTCCATGAGCATCAAAGCCATTAAAGTCAAATGCTCTAGGTTTATATTTAAACAATTCATTTAGATCAACTACAACATTTTCTTTACTCCAATCATTTTCACCAAACACTTGATCCATAAATACAGGACTTACACCTGCATGAGTGAATAGATACTCACCAAAACCATAAGCCATTTGTAAATGATGTCTATTCTCATCTACTACTTGCATAATAGAAGGCGCGATACCAGTTTGAAAGCCTGATGTACCTGTGTATCCTACTTCTGGGAAATAATGATGATCGTGATTACCAATCAACATTATAACCTCAACTTGTGGATTTGTTTCTTTATAGTGGAGGATTTCTTTAAAGTTATTAATCTGCTCTATTCCACTAAGTTCAAATGAGTCAAAGTAATCACCAATGAATATAACTCTATCAGGCTTTTCTTGATGAATAGCAAGTTTCCAATTAGATCTTCCGTGAGTGTCTCCTATTACAATAGTTTTCATTTCCACAATATTTGTATCAAAATTATAACTAATGCAAGAAATAAACAAATTGAAGTCTTTAGTGAGATACCTTCTTTAAACAAAAACCAAGTAAGTGCAATAAAGACTACGACTCCAATCCCAAAACCTAATAGTCTTGAAGGCCAAGTCTCTCCATTAAATGCTATGATAAAATTTTGAACACTCTTCATGAATGCCCAACTAATAGGAAGTCCGAGTAGCATAAGAGCCCAACTATATTTCTCAGTCCAACCCCACTTGATACCTCCTTGTAATTGAATAAAAGATAAGACTTGTCCTATAACACCGTAAAGAACTCCGTAAACTAAATTTAACAAAACCATTTTATTTCTTTTTTATTCCTCTTCTGTACTTAAATACAAGTTTGAGGAGTTGTTACCACCAATTTCAGCAATGGCATCTTTGTTAATTAATTCATGGATCTCTTTCTTGATCTCTTTATAAGCAGCAATATATTCTTCAAGTTTCTTTTTATCATCAGGAGAAAGGTTAGATACTCTTTCTTTCATACTCCTATTACCTTTAACTGGAATAGTTTCCTCTTGAGGCATTGATTCATCTTCCATTAATGATAAGATTGCTTTGCTATACTTAACTGGATCTACGTAATTCATTTGATTCTTTTTAATAAATATTTGACATCTTAACAAGTTCTTTGGCAATCTTACTATCTTTAATAACATGAACTTCAAAGTCATTTTTAGATCCTGCTGCCACTATACCTGTGTATCTCTCGGCAGTTGAATGCTTTACACAAGAAGTAGAATATCCTAATGCTACACGTTTTGGGTGGATCTCAGTTCCACACACTTTACAATATTTTTTCATAACTCTTGAATTTGTTTTAATAATTCTGTAACTTCATCAGGTGTTAAATGTCCTCTAACGTCTCCATTGGCTACTGGATTGTCGTAATGTAGCTTTCCATTCTCATCTAATACAGCAAGCTCATAAAGGCCTTCTTTTCCTCCATAACTAAAGTTGTGTCTAACTATGCTGGCTCCGTATCCGTTGCCAAATTGAATTCTACACTGCACTCCATTATAGAATAGATCTTTCATTTCTATAAATTCTAAGTCTTTAAATGTCTTCATGTTTTTATTTTTACCAACTTGATGAATAATAATAATCTCCGTCAGGATCTGATAAAGCCTCGTCTATTATTTTTACGGTTTCATGTAGATCATCAAAATAATATTCATCATATTCAGTACCACCAAAAAAACAACCACTAGTAGTAGGAAGTAGTTCAGGAGCTTTATTACCGTCTTCAATTACTTGAAGGCAAAGATCTTTAAGTTCTTGAAGTTTATTTGGAAATACAAAATACTCTCCACAATCATCATGTCCTTTTTGAATATTATCTACGAACCATTTATGAATAGCATTTGCTTTACGCCAATATCCTATTTCTTCAATTATATATTTAACGCGACTACTTTTAATTGTAGGATGATCTTTGCCGCCTTTAGTAACAGAGACCTGATCTCTATACTCTTCTTTAAAAAAATCACCTTGAGATATATAAAGTTTTTTATACATGTACATGTCTAGTCCCATAACCTTTAATTTTTTGATATGATATAAATGAACATTATAATTAATCCTATTAATGCTAACAATGACTCGTCTTTTAAATACTTAACGTACTTCATTATTCAGCATTTTGTTTTTTAGCGTATTGCCTATTGTATCTATCGGTTGTATATCTACTATCACTTTCAGATCCACCATTCTGCCAATTAAATACATCTTCGACAAAATCATAGAACCTCTTAGTAGTTACTGTAATTTCTTTAAGTGAATGACTATCATTAGAAATCTCTAATGTACATTTGTACTTGTTTAATTCTTTCACTTTGAAAGCACTTACATATACATAATCCCATTTGCTTCTACCTATTTGCAATTTCATTTGGTGTTTCACATCTTCCAAAGTAACTTCACCCGTATCATAATTTCTATTGATATACTTCTTAGTGTTTAGTTCACATGAGAAGCCAACTTTTTTATATTGATTCTTTGCTTCATTAGCAATCTCGCTCTTTGTATTACTAATCGTAACACGCAACTCTGAGCACTCTCTTTCCATTTTATTGGCTTCACGATATATCTCTAAGAATGCTGGACTCCACTCATGCTTGAACTTGCTTTCTATCTCTTGAAACTTAGCAGCTACAGCTCCGAATATCTGTACATCGGCTAGAACAAATCCGTCTTTTGCCGTAGCTCTAGAACTATACCAACTGAATTCGGCATACTTAGATCTATTTTCACTTCTATAGTCATGCATTAGAGAAATGGTGCATGAATTCCAACGCGCATGCTCTTCGAATTTCATTATCTCAATCCTGTCACTAGTAGCTACTATTTTTTGGATTAAATTAGATACGTTTTCTTGGAACCAAGATAAGATAGCGGCATTTTGTGCTTCATACGCTGGCTTGACTACATTATTTTCGTAGACTTCAACTTCTGATTCTTTTGTCTTGAGCTGTGCTTCTAGAGCCGAGAGGATAACTTGCTTATTCATAACCTTTATTTGTTTGATATATAGTAAAATTAAGACATTCCGTCGAAATAAAAAAATTTATTTTGATCTTTTTTAAAAATTCTCGATTGAAAATCAATCAGTTATAAGTAGTTGATTATCAATAAGTTATAAGTGATTGAAAATCAATCAGTTATGAGAGGTATACTTCAGGATTAGTTGGTCTATGATCTGTTTATCCGATTGATCAAATGACTTTTTATTTTGAATCTTTTTTACATAGTCAATATGCTTCTCAACTACTTCTAATTTAATCGCATAATTTAAATGCTTGACTTTATTCTCTGTTGCAAATTTATATTCTTGAGTGAGGATCTCTTTTAGTGTTTGTACTTTTCTAATGTAGTTATTTTCAATTTCTTTTTTATTAAAATGTTCTTTAGCTTCCATCGCCTTAACTAACTTATCTCCCATTTTGCCTAAAGAATATTTCTTATAATCCACTAGTCACTATTTTTAAACATATACTTAAATATTGTTTTCTGGAGTTCTCTTAATGCTTCGGTATTATCTTTAATAAGTTCTGCTAATCTATCTCTCTCTTCTGCTATTAGTCCCATCATTTCATCTTGAAGTCTATCTACTTTTTCTTCAAGGATATCATTCTTTTTAACAAGTCTTAGATATTGCATCCAAGCAAAATAACCAAGCAAAAAAGCTAGCATCCCCAAAACCCCGTATTGTAAAAAATACTCTTTTATGTGTTCTGATTCTGCTATCTGAAGTAGGGTCATACTTTGTAGTTATTTATTATAACAATAAATATTAATAACTCGATTAAACTATAGAGTATCCATCAAGTATTTTAAACACTTTTTTGTGTCCCTATTAGCAATTTTTGATGCTTCAATCTCCATAGGGTTTTTATGATCGGGTAGATACATTGCAAGTATCTGGTAGTGTTTCATATTTTGTTTATAGTGTATATACTCGTGAATGATACTATTTGTTAAATCAGTTAAATTATCGTTAGCAATCTTATCTATAAATATAACTGC